TACCAGCGTTGCGGCGCTTCCCAAGAACTTGGCCGTAACGGGCCAAAAGAACGTTTCGGTGATTATCGGACAGGACGGCGAGGGTGTGGCCGCCGCGCTCCACGCTGATTCGCAGCGCGCCGGGGCGACCGTGTCCGGCCTTGGCATCGTGCTGGGCTTGCTCTCGGCGGCCAAGGTCAACGAGAGTATCTCGTGGGTTGCGAAATTCCCCACGGGCGTAGCTCTGCCGGCCTTTGGCGACGGGACGTTGTGCCGCACCTACGACAGTGGCGTTATCGACGCCTTGGACGACCCCGCCCGCTTTATCTTTTTCCGCACGTACAGCGGTCTGAACGGGTCGTATATCAACGACAGCCACAACCTCGACACCCCCACGAGCGACTATTGCACCATCGAACTTGTGCGCACGATGGACAAAGCCGTGCGGGGCGTCCGTACCTACCTGTTGCCGGAACTGGGCTCGCCGCAATACGTTGACCCGGACACCGGCAAACTGGCGCCCGAAACGGTGCAGCACCTCGAAACTGTCGCCAATTTTGCACTGGAGGACATGACCAAAGCGGGCGAGTTGTCCGGTTGGAAAGTCGAGATAGACCCCGACCAGAACGTGGCCGCCACCTCGACGGTGGAGTTTGTGATCAACAACGTGGCGGTAGGCGTATTCCGCAAGGGGAACGTCAAGATCGGCTACGCGACAAGTGTGTAACCTTATAATTTTCAAATAATGGCAATAAGTAATGGCGTGCCGTTGATTAACGGCGTAGCATACGGGTGGGCGGACATTGTAGCGCTTATCGCAGGTATTCCTATGACAGGAATTGTCGCGATAGAGTACGAGGACAAACAGGAGGTCAAGAACCACTACGGTGCGGGGCGCTATCCCGTTTCCGGCGGCAAAGAATGGATCGAATGTCCGGCAAAAATCACCCTCGAAATGGACGAGGTGTTGGCTATCCAAGCCAAGGCACCGAACGGTCGCTTACAGGACATCGCCCCTTTTCCTGTCCAAGTGTCGTATTTGCCCGATAACGGCCAAATCGTCCACGATATTATCCGCGACTGCCAGTTTACCGCCAACGCCCGCAAGTGGAAAGAGGGCGACACAAACCAGCCAGTGGAACTCGAACTTATCGTGTCGAAGATCGACTGGGGGAAAACGATCGGCAAATAGCAGGCCGCCCCCACAGATGAACCGAAAAGCGGGGCGGGTCTGATCGCCCGCCCCGTTTCATTACAAACCACTAAAACTTAAAAACATGAGCGCAGAAGCAAAAGCAAAAGAGGCAAAAGCGAAGGAGATACCCACCGACAACGGCGGAGTAACCGACGAACAAATACGCCTCTGGAAAAGCAAGCACCGCAAAGTGTACGAAATCATCGTCGTAGATGATAGCGAACGTTTTGTCGGCTATTTCCACCGCCCGGACATGGACACCGTCTCCGTTATCAACAAGTTGGCCAAAACCGACGAAATAAAAGCAGCTCTCGCTTTGTTCGAGAACTGTTGGCTGGGCGGCTCTACCGTCATGCGGGAGGATGTTCTCGTTAAAATGGACGCCATAAGCCAGTTAAATGCCATCAAAAACGCTGTCAGTTCCGAGATAAAAAACGTGTAGAGGCGCTCTCCATAAAGGTTTACAGCAAGGGTGAAGAAGTTGATCCCGCCGATGAACTTTTACAGGGGAACGCCTTTATACGTGGAAATTTTGGCATTGATCCCGGCAAGTTGTCGCGCAAAAAATGGGCACAACTGTTCTGCGAGGCGGTCTGGCTGGAAAATGAGAGGCTGAAAAACCTTGCCGGAATGTTGGTCGAACTGTGGGGCGGAAACGGTTAATTCCACAACCCCCAATTATTGAGCGGCGAAGGATAGCTGAGGTAGTGTAGCGTCGAACCTTTTTTGTGGCTCCGTTGCTCTTTGGCGGCCTTAATCTTAGCATCGAGTTGTTCGCGGGTGATTTTGCCCGTGGCAAGCTGGTAGGACTGCAAGGCAAACGCCACTATTACCAGCACGAACATGCCGGCAAAGTAGAGCGCCACAAGCCCCAAAGCGATAATTATAATATACAGCAGTATCATGGCCTCAGTAATTTAACTGCACTCCAAAGTTACGAAACATTTTCTAAATGGACAACTTTAATTTTACTATCAATGTCGGCGGAACCGTGTTTAGTGGGATCGCCCAGATCGATGCGATGATGAACAGCCTGACGGCGGACATCGACAAACAGACGTCCTTTTGGAATAAACTGAATGGTACGGCGTTCAAGTTCAACAATATCATACAGTCGGTTAAAACCGTTGCGTCGAGCGTTATCCGCACCCTCGACGGCTTCGAGAACGCCTATAACATTCAGGCACAAGCCGAGAAAAAGCTGGAAGTCATCATGCGCCAACGCATGGCGGCCACCGAGGGCGATATAAGCAGCATCAAACGGCTGGCATCCGAAGAGCAGAAACTCGGCATTATCGGCGAAGAAGTCCAACTCTCCGGTGCCCAACAAATCGCCACGTTCGTAACCCACAAAAGCAGCCTCGAAGCGCTTATGCCAGCGATGAACAACCTGCTGGCGCAGCAGCGCGGTATCAACGCCACCAGCGAAGATGCCGTCGGCATCGGCAACCTTATGGGCAAGGTGATGCAGGGGCAGACCTCGGCGCTTACGCGCGTGGGTATCACCTTCACCGAGGCCGAAGAAAAGGTGCTTAAATACGGCAACGAGCAACAGCGCGCGGCAATGTTGGCGCAGGTCATAACCAACAACGTCGGGGAGATGAACGCCGCCATCGCTGCCACCCCGGAGGGCGCGTTAAAACAGCACGCCAACACCATGTTTGGCTTTCAGGAGCGCATCGGCAAAGTGTACGTCGATATAAAAGCCGCGCTGTTACCCGTGTTCGACATTCTCAACGAAAAAATAGGGGTTTTCATAAACTGGCTGGAGGCCAACTTTCAAAGCATTTCCAACGTCTGTACAACCGTGGCAAATGTTATCGGCACTGCCTTTAGCTGGGCGTGGGCGATTGTCGGCGGCGTTATCGACGTCTTTTCGTGGCTTTTCAAAGCCATAGACACGGGCGCCCCGATTATTGCCGGACTTGCCGCCACGATAGGGATTTTGGCCGCCATTATCAATTTCACGACGATAAAAACGGTGCTTATGACCGCGGTGACCAGTGCGTGGACGTGGATACAAGGCGTTGCCGCCGGAGCTACCCAGATATGGACGGGCATACAGGCCGCGTTCAACGCCGTTATGAGCGCAAACCCCATCGGGATCGTTATCGCCCTTGTCGCCGGACTGGTGATCGCGATAACGCTGTGCTGGCAAAAGTTTGCCGGGTTCCGCGCAGTCATTAAAACCGTCTGGGACACCGTTAAGGGGTTTGGCATGATACTGAAAGAGTACGTTATTGACCGAGTGAAGGGGTTGATCCAGGGGATCGGCGCCCTCGGCTCGGCTATCGGGAAGCTCTTTAAGGGCGATTTCAAAGGGGCATGGCAGGACGCCAAAGAGGGTGTTATAAAGATCTCCGGCGTCGAGGCTATGGCCAACGCCGTGGGCAAGACGCGGGAACTGGCCGGCGGGGTCAAAGGGGACTACCAGCAACACCTGGAAACCGAGCGGGCAAAACAGACCGATAAGAAAAAAGATACAGCCCAAACCGCCGGGGCCACCGCCGCGCTGGGTGGCACGCCTGGCGGCGACGACCTGCCAACCCCCGGCAGCAAAAGCCCTATCGGTAGCGCCATTGAGGGGATCGGCGGCAAGGCGGCCAGCGACAACGGCGGGAAAATCAAAAATATCAATATCGTTATCGACAGTGTGGTCAAAAACTTCACCGTGGCCACGACCAACCTGAAAGAGGATGCCGGTAAGATTAAACAGCTTGTTGCCGACGCCCTTATAGGTGCGGTCAACGACGTAAACTATGCGACGGAATAATGGGCTTCGAGATCATAAGTTACAAATTCGTAGCTGCCGGGATGCTGACCGCGGCCAAAACATACCTGTACAGCATGACTCCCGCGCGGGACAGCGCGGAGCCACAGCGCCACGGCGTCGAGAGCCAGGACACCGGCGGCGGCGTGTCGATAGGTGTAACCACCCCGGAGAACGCCCTGGGAAAATTCTTCGAGGTGTCGCTGTCGCTCGGCAAAACCGAGGCCGCAAACGATATACGAATGGAGGAAGCCGTGTGTTCGGTGTCCAAATCTAAAATCATAGTCAAAACGGCGCTGGTGGGTCTGAAGGGCACGATAAAGGAGTACATAAGCGACGGTGACTTCGAGATAAATATTTCGGTCGGTCTGGTGGCCGTCGAAAACGGGGTGATCGTGGACAAGTACCCAGCCGAGGGGGTGCAGGATTTGCGCCAGCTGCTCGACCACAACGAGGCGCTCTATGTCGACAGCGAATTTTTGCACCTTTTCGACATTACGCGCCTGGTGGTGGTAGACTACCAGATCGAGCAAATGACCCACAGCAACCGGCAAATAGTAACCATCAGGGCTATCTCTGACGAAGACTACGTGATAAAGTGTAACGAATATTAACCACGTTTTGAAAACCATTTAAGCGGTGTTTAGGCTGACTTGTAAAATAGAGATCGCGAGCGCGAAAACGTGGACTTTCGATCGTGTGGTCGAGGTGGAAGTTACGCGCGATTATGAGGCGCTTACCTGCACGGGTAAAATCACGCTGCCCAAAAAGGTGAAGTGGCAGGGCGAGACGTCCAATCCGCTGCAACGGGGCGACGCAGTCAAAGTGTGGCTGGGTTACGACGGCGACAACGTCTTGGCTTTTTGTGGCTACATTACCACCATCGGGGCAAAAACGCCCGTGGTGGTTACGTGCGAGGACGAGATGTGGCGGCTCAAAACCACCCCGACGGTGAAAAAAGCCTACAAGTCGGCCACGATAAAGCAGATTTTGGACGATCAGAATTTGAGCTACAAGATCGTCGTCTTTGGCGAGCAGGGACTGGGTGCCTACCGGGTCACGGTCGATAACGTCGCCGAACTGCTGAACGAGTGGAAAGAGCAGGGGATAAGGTCGTTCTTCAAATACGACGACCAGGGTGTGCCGACGCTCTATTGCGGGGTCATTTTTGAGAAACAGGGCGGCCATGTGCAGGTTTTCAATAACCATAGCAATATGGTAAGCGATGACGGGCTGACCGTTCAGAGTGCCAAAGATGTGAAAATAAAGGTCAAGGCGATAAGCCTCGACGCCAACAACAAAAAAATCAAAGTCGAGGTGGGCGACGCCGACGGGCAGATCCGCACGTTGTACGCTTATGGCAAGACCGAGGCCGAACTCAAGCCGTGGGCAGAGCAGGAACTGGTGCGGCTAAAGCGCGACGGGCTGGTCGGCTCATTTGACACGTTCGGGGCTTTTCTGGTGGACAGGCTGGACACTATCGGGGTCATTCTCGATGATAAGAAACTGGGGCTTTACCAGGTGAAAAAGGACGTCATAACCTACGGCACGGGGGGATTCCGGCAAAAAATAGACCTCGGCGACCGCATGGACGGGGCAAGCGACTGACAAAATGACTGAAATAAGTGAGGCCGTCCGAAAGCTGGCGGCAAAAGGGGAAGAAATATATGGCAAGGTCTGCACCGTGAACGCGGTGGACGAGGCCGCCCGCACGGCGGATGTGTCGCCGCTGGACGAAAGCACCCCAATTTTGGGCGTGAACCTGCAAGCGAACCAGAACTCCAAAGTGGGCGTGGTGTTGTTCCCTGTGGTAGGTAGTTTCGTGGTGGTCTCATTTTTGAACCGCGCCGCCGCCGTGGTGGTGGCCACCGACGAAATAGACCATATCGAAGTGGTTACCAAAGCCGACATCGTGGTAAAAGCTGGCGGCAAGGTAACCATCGAAAACGGCGATTATAGTCTGAAAAAGGCTTTCGATGACCTTTTCGCCGCCATCGGCAAGCTCACAGTAACGACGGGTGTCGGGCCGAGCGGAACTCCCATCAATATATCGGAGTTTCAACAGATTCAACAGAAAATAGCTAAATTCCTACAATAATGGCACTTGTAAAAACAACTCTGACGAATGCGATTTTCAACGCTTTCAAGTCCCAACAGAGCAAACAGCAGAACCCCGACGATGCGTTAAAAGACCTCGCGGACAAACTCGCCACGGCTTTCGACGACTATATAAAGAGCGGGACGGTAAACACCACCGTAACTGGTTCGAGTGTTTCGGGTGGGCCGGTAACAGGATCGGGAACGGGAACAATAAGTTAAGGCGATGAAAGGGATAATATTGGACGCCAACGGCGATTTCGTGCTGGAGGGCGGGTGCATCAAAGTGGACGAGGCCGACGGCCAGACCATCGAGAACATTTTGCGGGCCAACCGCGGCGCGTTCAAAGAGGCGCCGCTGGTGGGCGGCGAAACGACCAAGATGCTGGGCGGTACTCCGAGTTCCCTGTGGTGCGCCCAGGTCAAAAAGCAAATCCAAAGTGTCGGCGTCCCGGTTACGCGCGTGGAAACCGATGGCACCCAAATAATAGTAAAGCAATGACAGCGACAGTACAGCACCGGCAAACAGCTCTCGACGTGGCGCTGCAATATTTTGGCAGTGCGGAAGCCGTGTTTACCGTGGCCGAGCGGCTGGGCGTGTCGATCACCGACCCGCTCCCCGTGGGCGCCACTTTTGAATACGCCGCCGCCGAGATTATCGATAAAAGCGTGGCCGACAAATACCAAGACAACGGCATAATACCGACAACCGAAATAGAAAAATAGAGCACAATGGCAACCGTTAAAGACTTCAAAGACCAGATAGGCGCCCAGTTTATGGCGAGCGCCGGGGCAAGGAAACACTACGACTTTCCCGACGGGGCGACTTTCGACAGCTATTTCCCGACCGTGTCGGTCGAGAGCATTTTGCTCTACGTTTTCGCCTTCGGCATGTGGGTTCTGGCGTCGCTTTTCGACCAGTTCACCGCCGAGGTGCAGGCGCTGCTGACCGAGTTGAAGCCCCACACCCTGCGATGGTATGTTACCAAGGCAAAAGCATATCAACATTGCTGCCAGCTTCCCAAGGACGAAACCGGACAGACCGTGTCGGACGTCTACGATGTGATCGAGCCAAAAGCGCAGGTCGTCAAATACGCCGTGGCGCAGGAGACGGGCGGGCTTATCCTTATCAAAGTCGCCAAGTACAGCACCGCCACCGATCCGACGCCCCAAAAACTTACCGATAACGAACTGGCGGGGCTGAAAGGCTACTTTTCCCAGATAAAGGACGCGGGGGTTCCGGTGGCCATCATATCGAACAACCCCGACCGCATGACGATCGACGTGGCGATCTTCTACAACCCGATGCTGCTTTTCCCCGATGTGGACAGCGCCACGGGTAAGGTTACGGCACTCAAAAATGGCGATGGCGTCGATGTGGTGCGCGCGGCCATCGAACAGGTTATCGAAAACCTGCCTTTCAACGGCGATTGCAAAACGTCCGACATTCTCGACGCCATCAAAGCAGTGCCGGGCGTGGACGTGGCCGACATAACCAGCGTAGCCACCCGCGGGGACAATGGGAATTATACCAAAGTGGTAGGCTATTCGACCCCGCAGAGCGGTTATTTCAAACTCGAAAAACTGACCATCGCCAGCCCGTACAGCAATGGAAACGAGATATAAAGTAAATTTCCGTCGGCTGGCCGAACAAAATTTGCCCCCAGATTTGCGTTCACGCTCCATTCTGGCGCTGATGCGGTCGGCGTTCGCCCCGGTGCAGTCCTCCAAGGTGTCGGGCAATTTTGTAAAGCGCTTTGCGGCCTTTCGGGACGACACCCGCTTCGACATTTCCCACAACGGCCAGGTGTGTTATCTGCGGGCGGCGCTCAACGCCAAATTCAAAAGCAATTTAGGGGTGTTTTTCGACATCACCGACACGGTGAAGAATTTGGAATGGGTTTACGCTATGACCGAGGACGTGGCCGACAGCGGCGAGGGCGACGCAGCCCCCGCCGGGACAAAGCACATTTTCGCCAAGATCGAGCAGGACAACGATCCGATAATCGACCCGCTGCTCGTTCCCAACGAGGCGATCCTGGAGGGACACAACACGTTTATCGTCTGGGTTCCGGCAGACCTGTACGCCACCAAATTGCCGCAAATTAAACAATTCGTAAACAAATACCGGTTGGTAACGCGGGTGCCGCAATACGAACCAAAAAACAGCTAAAACAATGGATAAAGTTTCGTATTTGTCGAACTCGACAACAGCGCAAAACGGGGTTTATCCCGTTACGATCCAAGGGCTGGATTTTATCCAGTCTCAAATTTTGACACTGCAAAACCTCGCTTTCAACGGTGGCGATAACTATGTTATAAAGGAGCCGACCGCCGATCCTGTGCAAAACGGCATTATGGTCTGGGCCGGCGAGGTATTGCCTCTGTCCGGCGCGGCAGCCAACTACGTGCAGATCGTAAGCGCCAAAAAAAGCATAACCACCGACAACGGCGTCTACACAGACGCACGCGAAACGCGCATAGCTCAGTACATAACCAAGCCGCTGAACACCCCCGAAACCGACACGCTCAAGTTGCGGTCGAGGTTTGCCGCCATAATGACCAACGCGGCGATCTGGGCGCAGGTCGAGGCGCTGATGAACGCCGCCAAGGTCGAAACGGTCGTGGTGCTGCGCGGGGTCTATCCGCTGGCGGCGCTCGACAAGGTGATAACGCCCGCCCGTGTGCTTTGCTATACCGGCTCGGCCAACATAGGCGGTTACAACGCCTATACGGTGGACGCTTTCAACTGCAACGGGGTGATCTATCAAGAACTCAAAACCGCCGACCTGCGCCGGTTCGGGCGGTATTTCACCGCGGGCAAATGGAGCGACTTTGTGCCTCTCGATGACCAGTGCCATATCGAGGCGAAAGTTATCCGCGGGACGCTCTACTTGCGGCACGGCTTTTTGCCGCCATACGCGCGGATCATCGTGTTGCGCAAAAAACGCCGGGACAAACACGCGGGCAAGGGGCGCAATTATCGCTCCGTAAAATGCGCATGGTACCACGGGTGGAAGATGGAGCTCGCCAAAGGTCAGCCCAACACCTGGTACGTTCCCAAGTGCATAGCTGCCGACAAGCCGTTCCGCCAACATATCGGAAAGGAGTTTGCCCCGCTTATGACCGAACTGCTTTTCCGCACGCGCAAGAGCGGCGGTTGGTATATTTCCGGGGTACAAAAGGAGTGGAAATCGGGGCCGCAAAGGGCCTACGCCAAAATCGGCCTTGGCATAATTACCAGCGCGGCACACAACGTTGCCAACTGCGACCTGCTGGAGGTCAAATTCAGAGTGTGGCCGGACAAGGCGGGAAACGTTCGCAAAACCTTATCGGTGGAATAGGGCATAAAAAAAGCGGCGTAAAAACGTCGCTTAATAAACCGATCCTTCGGTGTGCGGGATTTTGTGATGATTGCCGATAACGACTTTAGCCTTTGTGATTAATTTACCAGGGCGAACACTAAGCAAAACAACAGTTAAGACAAAGAACGACAGAGCGAACTACACACTCAGCAGCAACACTGGGTTTACGTCGGTTAATTATTGCGCCTCTCAACTCAAATCAATAATCTCTGGCCGAAGCACTCGTGATTATGACCATCGGATTTTCCCCGTAACAGGTTTTGTGTTCGTCGTGGCCGAGGCCCGAAGCACTACCATAGCGGATGTTAGGCACGTTCCCAAACCGCACAAAAACCACGGTGAGAGATTCCAATACAAAAGTATATAAAATAATTGATTTCACAATAAAGCGCTGTATTTTATGCCGAATGACACAAGTATATAACAATTCGCCGCTGCCATTTCAAGGCCAGAAACGCAACTTTGCCGCCATCTTTCGCTCGGAGGTGGCCGCATTGCCGGACGACACGGTTTTTGTCGACCTTTTCGGCGGTTCCGGGCTGCTTTCACGCGCCGCAAAAGACGCCAGGCCACAAAGCCGCGTAATATATAACGACTTCGACGACTTCCATCTGCGGATAAAGGCCGTGCCGACGACAAACGCCATTCTGGCCGAGTTGCGAAAGGTGTTTGCCGGTTCGCCGCCACTAAAGCGCGTGCCAAATGAAACGCGGGCGCAAGCGCTCGAAATTATCGAGGCGTTCGATCGCAACGGTTTTGTGGATTACATCTCGCTGAGTTCGTCGGTGCTTTTCTCCGGCAATTACGCGGTAAGCCTCGACGACCTCAAAAAATGTACATTCTACAACTGTTTGCGGCAATCAGACTTTCACGCCGCAGAGAATTACCTGAACGGTTTGGAAATACGCAAGGCTGACTACAAAGAGATTTTTGCCGAGTTCAAAGACAACCCGAAAGCCTTTTTTATTTGCGATCCGCCGTATTTGAGTACGCAAAACGAGGCTTACGAATGTTACTGGAAACTGCCCGATTTTCTGGACGTTCTGAACTGCCTGAAAGGTACGAAATTTGCCTTTTTCACCTCGGACAAATCATCGCTTATTGAGTTGCTCGAATGGCTCGACCGCAACGAGCAAATACAAAATCCTTTCATCGGCGCGAAACGAATAGACTTTGACGTACAAATAAATCGAGTTGCCCGCTACAAAGACATAATGATTTTTAAGGCTGGCTAAATAGCGCTTAAAGCGCTTTCAGAAGCGTTCAAAGCGGCCACGAATTTGCGGCGATGCGACCCAAAAAAAGCCCGCAAAAGCGGGCGAATTAGACGGCAAAATTTTGTTTTTTGGTTCGATTCGTTTTATTTTGCGGTTCGATTGGTTTTTCCGATTGTACCACTATCCATTTCGTAAAGCACAACCTGAAGAATTCCTGTTGAGTAGTCGTCACCGTATCGGCTAACTGACCGATATAGTCAGTCACGCCGTCCCATTCGGGGAGGCTGTTTACATAATCAATATACGGGTCATATTCCGGGGTAAAATTCGAGCGAAGTAAATTTCGCAGTGTTTCTTTAGAGCAAGGGATGTCCTCGTGTTTGATTTCCAGCAAAATAGAGTTTGTGTCGTAATCTCTCATATCTGCATAGGGAGCTTCCGGTTGAGATAACAACTTGAAACCTATGCGGTTTGATACAACATTATATCGAAACTGATATTTCGAGCGCAACAACAACTCTATCTGCTCGATTACGTTGCCAGATGCCTTGTTATTCCGTAATAACTGCTGGTTTGGTTCGGATTGAACCTGATTTCCGCTGCCCTGTAAATATTCATCTCTTGCCGGGCTGTCGTCCGGGGTGATACCGCTATCTGCGGCTCCAGTGAAATCTTCTAATACGTTAAGGCTCACTGGATACCTCCTTTCCGCATTTTGGGGTTGCCGTCAATAATCGACCGTAACCGCATTTTTGTTATGTAGAGCGTACCGCCAATTTCTGTCATTGGCAAGATGTCCTTAGCTCGCCATGTATAGATTGTTCTCGGCGTTACCTTTAGAATACGCACGAGGTCAGCAAGATTGTAAATCTCGTCTTCTTCTTGTTTGCTCGTTATTTCTTCGAGCCGTTGTACCAGTCCCTGAAGGCGTGCCTCCAAAGATGAGATACGCGCCATTAGCGCCTCTCCTTGATTTCCATCATAAGCCATAATAGCTTTGAGTTTAAGTTAAACATTTTAATTTCAAAACAATACCTCATAATATTTGGTATTTAACAATCGCCCTGCAAATTTTATGCACACATCGAACCGAGAGCGAATAAGTTCGATACATACCATTTTTCAAATGGGCAACAAAAGTAAGTAAAATTTTCGACAATTCCAAGTAAAAGCTGAGGATTAATATGTTATTTTCCGAAAAATTCCGATATTTGCATAACCGATAACTTCAAAGCAGGAGCAGTAACACCATTTTAAGGTGGGCTTGTCAGTTGGAGTTTTCGTTGGAGCAATATTGATGACACCAACAACTAACTAATAATATGATGATTATGGGTGCGGTTCGACTCTCGTATTCTCCACCCCGCATCAGATCCTGTGATTCCGAGAATTACAGGATTTTCTTTTTTCGCCCTCATGTTAATATTTCTTTGCCATGGCTAATTATCGTTTTTTATTACTGCTTTTTCTGCTGCTTTCCGGCAGTTGGATAGAGAAGGCCATGGGTAAGTCGCCCGAATATTTCACCGGAGTGCATGGTGTTGTCATCTACACCGGCTACGCACCGCTGGCCGCGAAGCCCATAAAAGTATATTACAATATCCCCGCCGGCGGGAAACGCGCCACGATGCCCATACTCTTTGTGATGTCCGGAGTAAACCGCAATGCCGAGGATTATTTGAAAGCTTGGGTTAGCGCATCGAACGCTAAGGGTTTCATGGTTTTTGCTCCCGAATTCAGCAGCACATACTACCCCGGTTCGGCAAACTACAACCAGGGTGGGATCTACAGCGGTTCGACCTTGAGGCCCGAAGCCGAATGGACGTTCTCTCTCATCGAGCCGCTGTTCGACTTCATTGTGGCCGACCTGGGCGGTAGCCAGCAGCGTTACGACATGTGGGGCCACTCGGCCGGAGGGCAGTTCGTCCACCGCTACGTGCTTTTCAAACCCGAAGCGCGGTTGAACCGTGCCGTGGCGGGCAATCCCGGCTGGTATACGCTGCCCGATTTTGCAGTGACTTATCCCTATGGGCTGGAGTCGTC